ACGATCAAGTGTGGTGGGAATTTGATGCGATTGTGACGGGCAGCGCCACAAGTTTTGCCCCTGGCGACATTGTGGTTTCGACGATTGATTTTGTAGCTACAGGACCGATCCGCTTGCGTGCCAACACAACGCCACGCCGCAAGTTGCTACAAGAGACGGGCGATCCTATTGTGCTCGAACAGGGCGGAGGCTATCTGCTCTTGGAAGACAGCGATGTCTAAACTAAGTACACCGGAACGAGAGGCTAGCTGTGTCTGACCTGAAGATCAGCGAACTACCCCAGCTAGCTGGCGCAAACCTTGCCGCCAACGACCTGCTGGCCGTCGCTGATACCAGCGCCAGCGAGACACGTAGCATCACGATCTCGGACGGCATCGGCAAGGCTGTCACGCTGATTGCCGACGACACAATCCCGAGCGCGAAAATCCTGTTCGCTGCTGGCTCAGTACCAGGCAGCGCCATCGAAGGCGAGAGCGTCAATACTTCTCAACTTGCTAACGACGCTGTAAACGCTGCCAAGCTTGGTGATAACTCTGTAACGCGTCTTGTCAGCACACTTCCCGCAAATGGCGACTTTGTTGGCCAGTTCGCTCTCGATACTGACGACCTCAAGCTTTTTTGCTGGAACGGCTCCACTTGGCAAGCGATCAAAGCCGGCGGCTCGGTCAACACCGTAGTCGGTGGCAGCGAAGGCGTCGTCAACGTCACCGTCACTCAAACTGGTGATAGCGTCACCCTTAACACCACCCTCGACAACACCAGTGCTGCCAGTCAATTCTTGGCTGGTCCGACGTCTGGTGCTGGCTCTGTCACCTACCGCGTGATTGCTCCGGCAGATCTGCCGACTGCCACCACCACCGATAAGGGCGCCGTTCTGGTAAACGGCAACGGTCTCGCCATGAGCGGGAACCAGATTGTCATTAATAACACGGTTACTGAAAACACGAGTGCGTACCACGTTGTTCGCTACAACGCCAAGGGCTTAATCACCGATGGTCGCGCTCTGATTGGCGCGGATGTACCAGTCGCCACATCCGGAACAGTCGGTGTTGTCGCTCCTGGTGCTGGTCTTGGCGTCAATGCTGCTGGCACCATTAGCCACACCAACACAGTCACGCCAGGCACCTACGAAAAAGTCACTGTTGATGCCCAGGGGCACGTCACTGCGGGCGGCAACCTAGTCAGTGCAGATCTGACTGACATTGAATTCAGCGCCAGCCAACTTACTAGCGGCACGATCAATGCAGCCCGTTTTGCTGCTAATTCGATTGAAGGGACCAAACTTTCAAACAACGCTGTCACCAAAATCGGTGGTGCAGGCTCAACTAATGGCGTTGTTGTATTCCCCACTCCTGATTACAACGGACAGTATTTTTACGATTCCCTAAACGGCGACCTCTACCTATACGACGGTAACGCTTGGCAGCCGATCACCATTACCGCCGGTGAAATTATCTTCGCTGGTACGTTTAGCGCCAACCCTACTTACAACAGCGGCGCCGGCAAAATCCTCACTCTGACCAGTGCCGGTACCGCGCTGGGTCTTACTGTCAATAGTGCGCTACCTCTTGCATCCGGCACCAACAGTCGCTACTACTTTGTCGTCAGCGAAGGCGGCACTCCAACTACGGGTAACGCGCCACTTGTTGCCTTGGCGCCGCCTGACATTGTGTTGTCGGATGGTACGGCTTGGACGCATGTTGATGTGTCGTCCACTGTGGTGGCAGCGAACGCGTCAAATGTCACAACAACTGCAATTTCTGGCCTCACCGGCAGCAATGTCCAAGATATGCTGTCATCTCTAAACAGCGTAAAAGCAAATAGAGCTGGCGATACATTTACCGGCAACATCACGCTGGACGCCACCAGCCTGATTTACGACACTGGATCGTTCAACACGACCCTTTCTGCTGCAACAAGCAGCGCCGCACGCACCATCACGCTGCCCGATCAAACCGGCAACGTACTCGTAAGCGGTAATGCCAGCATCGTTAATGCGGATATAAACGCTAGTGCTGCGATTGCCTACAGCAAACTCGCTGCCTTGACCAGTGGCAACATCCTTGTTGGCAACGCCTCGAACGTTGCGACTTCAGTGGCAGTATCGGGCGATGTCACTATCAGTAATGCAGGCGTCACCGCTATCGGCAGCGGCGTCATTGTTGATGCAGATGTAAATGCAAGTGCCGCTATTGCATTTAGCAAGCTCGCATCGCTGACCAGCGGCAACATACTGGTTGGCAACGGCAGCAACGTGGCGACATCCGTCGCTATGTCCGGTGACATTACAATCAGCAATGCCGGTGTAACGGCAATCGGCAGCGGCGTAATCGTTAATGCTGACATCAACGCATCTGCCGAGATCGCAGTCAGCAAACTGGCTAACGGCACTGCCCGTCAACTCCTTCAAACCAATGCTGCCGGGACTGACGTCGAGTGGGCCAGCAACATCAGTATCCCCGGCACGCTCGGTGTCAACGGTGAGACAACGCTTAAAGAAATCACCGAAACCGTTTACGATCTTGTCGGTACTTCTATTGACCCTGCAAACGGCACGATCCAATACAAATCGCTCAGCGGAAATACAACTTTCACCGAAGCCTTAACGAGTGGTCAGTCTGTAGCATTACGTCTTGAAAACGGGGCGAGCTACACGGTGACTTGGCCCACAATCACATGGGTATCAGCTAGCGGCAATTCTGCTCCTACCCTTACAGCAAAAGATGTCCTGGTGTTCTGGAAAATCAGCACCACCTTGTATGGTGCTTACGCAGGGAGCTACGTCTGATGCTGAGTAAATTACTGGCGCTTGCCGTTTCTAATCAAGGCGCGAATTACTGGATCGCCACGCTTTCTCAATCTTCTCGTGACGTTATCGGCAAAGACATTGCCGTTGATAGTACGGGCGTTTACCTAGTTGGCGATATTGTATATGACAGCGAAATAGCCTATACACACGCTTTTGCAGCAAAATACACGTTTCAGGGTGCACTCGTGCAACAAGTGCGGGCAGGCTCTGCGACTGATGGATACTTTGCAACTTCAAGCGCAGTTACACTTAGGCCCGATAACGAAGATGGTGTAAAAGCAGTCACTTGCGGCAAGCTTGTAGAAGCTGGCGTTGATTACGGATTTTTACTCGGATACGGAGAAAATCTACCAAGCAATAGCTCCTTGCCTTATGTCAGCTTTGATGGTATTGAGTGTTCCGATGTAGCGTTTGGAAGTGATGGCCAGCATTACCTTTCCGGCCACGGAGACAGCACCCCTCTTTTGTGGATTAAATACCTTACAAGTCCTACGGCACGACAGATTGCCACAGCGAGCGTAAATACAGTTTCTCGGTCTGTAGCATTGGATTCAAGCAACAATGCTTATATTGCGGGCTCTAGGTCTTGGACGCCTTTTGGAGGATCCGCAATACCTAGAGGTTATATCACTAAATTTAATAACAGCGGAACATTGCAGTGGCAACGCGACGCGGGCTTCATAACAACAAATGTACCTTGGTTTAGCACTATTTACGATGTTACGGTAAGCACTAGCGGGTCTTTGTATGCAATAACTAACAGAATCATGAAGGTTGACGCCTCAACAGGCAATCTTACGTGGGCAAGAACACTAGGAAGTGCGACATTTCAAGCAGCAACAACTGATGATGACGATAATTTGTACATAGCGGGCAGCAACTATATAGCAAAATACGACTCATCTGGTACCATCCAGTGGCAGCGTCAGATAGTCGGAGCTACTGATTTTGTCGGTATTGCACATTATCTGAATGCAGTATATGTAATTGGTACTACCGGTAGCAGTGCATTTATAGCGAAATTGCCAGACGATGGGTCCCTAACTGGAACCTACGGAAGCTTTACGTACCAAGCGAGCAGTTTGAGTGCGGCCACATCAAGCACTAGCTTTTCTTCGGTTTCATTGACCGCCAGTAGCCTTTCCCTTAGTGAAACTCCAGCTCCTGACCTTTCCGCAAGTACAATGACCTCATCGACTGTTGTGCTGTAATGCTTGCCTTCGCTGCCGACCCACAAACCCCAATCGGTCGCAGCGAACTGCGGCGGAAGTACCCCAATGTCAGCTTTCCGGCTGATCTGCAGAAGGCTGATCTCTCCAGTTATGGCGTCATCAAAATAAAGCAGCAACCCGCCCCGGACTACGACCGCAAAACCGAGCACGTAGTTGAACGCCCCGTCGAACTCGTTAACGGCGTTTGGGTAAAGGGCTGGGACGTGCAGCCACTTCCACTGGAGCAGCAACAGCAACTCGCTGACAACCAAGCTCGTCGCATTCGCCGAGACCGCGATCAACGCCTCGCTGCTTGCGATTGGACGCAACTTGCAGACGTCAAGCTTGACGCGCAACAGCAGTCAGAATGGAAGAAGCACCGCCAAGCTCTGCGTGATGTGCCGTCTCAAGGCGGCTTTCCGTGGAACGTGACCTGGCCCACACAGCCCTGATCCGATGATCACCCCAGCTAGCTACGACATCACGATTTACCAGAACGCCACCTGGAAAGGTAGCTTTCGTGCTACTCAGAATCGGCAGACAGTAACCAGCATCAGCATTGCTGGTGGCACTCCTACCTTTAACTGCGATTGCCACGGGCTTACTGCTGGCGACAAGGTGACTTTTACTGGCGGCACCGCAGTTCCCTGCGGTTTGACGCTGAACACGATCTACTACGTGATCAGTACCGGTCTGACCACAGGCGCGTTCCAAGTTTCCGCCACTAGCGGGGGCAGCTCCATCAGCGTTAGCGGTCCTGCGACTGGCACGTTTTACGTCGCCGAGCCACTTGATTTGACCAGTTACGGAGTTGATGCCGACATTCGTGGTCTGATTAACAACGAAAGCGTTGGCACCTTTACTACTTCGGTTACAAGTGCAGCAAACGGTGAATTTGAGTTGACACTGACTCCGGCTACAACCGTTGCTTTTGAGGTCGGGCGCTACGGCTACGACATCAGCCTGACTACTGCTGGCGGTGAGCGTTACTATTGGCTTACGGGTGTTGCCACCGTGCAACGTACTTATTCGCGGAACTGATCCATGTCTTCCGAAGTGCAGATTGCGGTCATCGACCAGCAAGACACGCAGATTGTGCTGGCAGTTCCAGGCGTCCAAGGCGCCACGGGCAGCAATCTCCCTACTGGCGGCACAGCCAACCAAGTGCTTCGGAAGGCGAGCAGCACCAACTACGACACCGATTGGTCCCTAGTGACCAATGCGATGGTGGACAGCAGCGCCGCGATTGCTGGCACCAAGATCAGCCCTAACTTCGGCAGCCAGAACGTCGTCACCACTGGCACGAGCACGGCTGCATCGTTCATCCCAACCAGCAGCAGCGTCCCCACCAACGGCGTTTATCTACCTTCCGCAAACAACGTAGCCATCTCGACTAATGGCACTCAGAAAATTGTTGTAGACGCCAATGGAAAAGTTGGTATTGGCGGAAACGGCACAGGCAATAATCTTGGTGTTTATCTGCAAAACGGAGGAGGTACCTCTGTTCATTTTTACGAAGCTTCTGATGGCACCAAAACAATGATCGCCGGGGCTGATTCCGGACAAGATTTCGTAAAAATTGGCTCTCTTTCAAATCACCCTATTGGGCTGGTTACAAACAACGGCGAGAAACTACGTATTACCACTGACGGGAAACTAGGTCTGGGGACTTCTAGTGCTGCGGATGGGTGCCTTCTAACTCTTCAAGAGTCAGCCTCCTTGGGTGCTGCCTTGGCGCTTAGAAATAGAAACAGCACACAGACCTGGAGAATCGCTGTAGATGCCACTGCCATTGACGACAAAAAACTAGCTTTTATCGACGGCACTTCATCAACGGTCAGAGTGACCGTAACCGACGAAGGAGCGGTAGGGATTGGCACTACTTCGCCTGGGTATGCACTTGATGTCGCAAGCGCTGTTGCACAAGTTGGTAACTTAACCGATGCTTTTATTCAATACAAATCCACGGCGGGCAATTGGCATGTTGGTGCAAACAGCTCTAACGCTTATGTGTTCTACAGCGGAACATACGGAACAGGCACAGAACGCGCCCGCATCGACAGCTCCGGTAGGTTGTTAGTTGGCACGTCTACAAGTGCTCTAGAAAAACTTGTCGTTTTAGGCGATGGTGGCGGAGTTCAAATTAACCGCAACCAAACAGGAAGTCCTACAAGTGGACAAACCCTAGGCTCCATAGGCTTCAAGGGAACTGTTAGCGCAAACTCAAACTCTGCAGCGGAAGTCTTAATCCAAGCCGTTGCAGATGAAAACCACAGCGGTAGTACGGCGGGTAGCCGAATTGAGTTTCATACAAAACCTAGTGGTACTGGTCCTGGGAGCAGCCCGACGGAGCGGATGAGGATTACCAGCCGGGGTGTTTTTAAGGCAAGCAATACTGGATCGTATCTTAGCAGCGACAGTAATGTTCACGAGATTAGAAATAATACTGACAACAACAATGTTCTAGTTATTTCTAGCGCTGCTAGCAATGGAACGCAATACGGCCTGAGTATCAGGACAGAAAATGATCAAAACGATGCAACAAGAGATTTCTTGGAATGTCAGGGTGGAGGGGTGCTACGAGCGCAGATCCGCAGCAATGGCGGTCTTGCTAACTTCAGCGCCAATAACGCAAACCTTTCCGACCGCAACGCCAAGAAAGACATCAGCCCTGCTGCTGACACCTGGAACTGCCTTAAGGAATGGGAGATCGTCAACTACCGCTACAAGGATCAGCCAGACGACGCAGATTTAAGCCTTGGTGTAATTGCCCAACAAGTGGCTGAGAGCTGCCCTGAGGTGATAACCATCTTCCAAGAAGCCAAGGAAGCTACTGATGACGAACCTGCGCGTGAAGAGCGTCTAGGGGTCAAAGAGCAGCAGATGTACTGGATGGCAATCAAAGCCCTTCAGGAAGCTCAGGTTCGCATCGAAACCCTTGAGGCCAAAGTTGCAGCCCTTGAAGGCGTGTAGACTTACTCTCTAAAATACCTGGCTCAACTATCTGGAATTTCCGGATGGTTGGGCTTGACGCCGTGTGGTAGTGTTGGTGGGGACAGCGGTGCGTCAACACCCTGCCCCTGGCCACAGTTCCCTAGAAACCATGACCCAACAAGATTACATGCATCCCATTGCCCCGCCGCCGGAGCTGGTAGAGCAGTGGATGCAAGATCACAGTACTAAGTACGACTTAGCTCGTCACGCCGCCCAATGGGGTGCAGACACTGAGCTGGAGGCGTGTTATGAGTGGTTTGTGCGCGATTGGACTGACGTTGAAACAGCAGACAAACTTCTCCTCGCTCGCCGCCCCAAGCCGCCGAGCCTGAAGGAACAGGCGCTAGCTGTTCTTGATGACGCATCAGATCGGCTTGACGCAGCGCACGAGAACACCATCCGTCGAGCACTGGAGCAACTTGATGACTAACACAGACAAGTTTTTGTCGTTTGCAATTTGGGTTTTCATTTTAGGTTTTATTGGCTATCAGCTTTTCCAAGAAGCGAATATGGGCCGGCAGTGCCGCGAAGGCGGCGGGGTAGTTGTTATCGCATCGAATCTTACTGGTGTTTGTGTCCGCCGCGCACTTGAGTAACTACCCGACAACGAGTAGTCGCTTCCACTTCTATGTCTGAACTTTCACCCGCCGCCCAGGAAGTGTTCTGGGCTTTCAACAAGGCAGCCAGCGGCGAGCCTTATGACTGGCACTATCTGCCTGCTGTTGCCGCCGCCCTGCGTGCTGCTGCGAATCACTGCCATTTTCAAGAAATCCGCGAAGCGGACCATACAACACGCCGATGGATCTGCGTTGATGAACTACTTGCCATCGCCACCGAGCTTGAAGCCCAGTAGTCACCTCCACTTTTATGCCCAAAAGAATTGACCTCACGGACGAGTGGTGTCACAGCGGTATCGACATCACTTGGACGCCTTCAGCTCAGCGTCTTGACTTTGGTGGATGGTACGACTCATTTGTCGGGCTCGAAAGCCACAGTTTCAAACTGCGCGAGTTCTTCGATGCACTTGGCATTACAGAGAAAGATTGCGCCAAGGCGTTCAAGCCTCAAGCCCAGTAGTCACCTTCTTTAAAGGGTGGGCAGCCGACCCTTCCCAACTGGCTGCAACACGACTACTCTGGTACCACTGCCACTATTTTCATGGCTGACACTGTATTTACTTGGGCGATTGCCAACCTCGAACGCGAAACCGAGGACGGGTATGTATTTTGCGCCCACTACACGATCTCTGCGAATGATGGTACTTACAGCAGTTCCGCCTACGGCAGCATCGGTTTTCAACGCCCTGACAACCTGATTCCCTACGCCGACCTCACCGAAGACACCGTGATCAGCTGGGTCAAAGAAGCCTTGGGTGGTGACGAGAAGGTTGCCGAGATCGAAGCCGCCCTACAATCGCAAATCAACGAACAGCGCTCGCCGTCGAAAGCTGCTGGCGTGCCTTGGGCTAACTGATGGCAACAAAAGCGAAAACCGGAACAGGGCGACTGGAACACCAAGCCGGTCGCCCCAAAACCACACGTCAGGGTTACGGGCAGCACAGCCGCCCACGCCGTCGCGGCAAGAAAAAACTTGTCGGTCAGGGACGCTAACCTAATTAGGTAGCTATTGCCGCCATGATTGAAGTTGTAGCCGCCATCGCTGGCGCATCAATTTCCGTGGCGGCTATGGGCGCAATGGGCTTTAGCAGGCGTAGCGACGAAGCACGCGATGCAGTAATCCGCCTCACAAGTGCCGTGGAACACATCGCCACGCAACTTGAAGTACTCCACACCGATATCAAGGAAGATAGAAAAGAAACCTTCACGCGCTTAAATACAGTCGAACAACGTGTAACAAAACTGGAAGCGAAAAACTTATGAGCGTCGTCAACACCACTGACTACGGCAACGACTTCAGCCTGGACCAGCTAGAAAACGAGCGCGGCGAGCTGTATTACCGCGCGTGCAAAGGCAGCGTCTGCCGTTACGCCGAAGACCACTACATCGCAATGATGTACCTCGAAGGCATGGGCTGGGACCCTAAGCAACAAGCCCCTCAGTAATCCACGCAATAATCGCATCCTCCCGATGCGGCTCCCAAAACGGCTGGTTTCTGTACCACTCCAGCCAATCCTCCGCCGACTTCGAAATATTGCACGCAAAGCAGCACGCCACCAAATTCTGCTGGTGCGTATGCCCCCCTCGAAATTTCGGGTGCACGTGATCAAGCGTCGCAGAACGCCCCAGATCTACCCCGCAATATGCACAGGCATTATCCCAATGGTTAAGAATTGATTGCCTAAACCTTGCCTTTGCTTCTTTTTTGTTTAAGTATTCGCCATCCTCAATGCGATGGTCCATACCCAGCAGTGGCTACCTGAAATGTAGCGACAGAAACTATTACGTGCGCCGAAACTCTTCTCTACTACAGCTAAACTTCAGTAAATCTCTTGGATCTGCATGACCGAACAGCATGTGGCCATCATCGCCATCATCGTTGCCGCTGGTTCCGAAATCATCGGCATGAGCAACTTGCGCTCCAACAGCTGGATACAGCTTGTTCTTCAGGCATTGCGTCTTGCCTTCCCAAAAAAGCGCCGCTAATACCCCTTGTGGAGCCTTGTCATGACGACTAACAAAATCCGTCTTAACGACCTGTTTCGTTTTTACAAGGCTCTGCCCCACCAGATGGCGGCAATTACAGAGCTGGAGCAAGCAATCAACAAGGCCAATCCTCACATCTTGGGCCGCGACCAAGGCTGGTTCAAAACCTGGAGCGTTGCCGGCAAACAGACCCAATTCCCCAACAGCTGGGAAGGAGTCCTAGAAGCCGCCCGTGTCGCTGGCGCCAAATTCCCGGAACTAGTAGCCGCCCAATGGGCACTGGAATCCAACTACGGAAAACTAGTCTCAGGCAGAAACAACTTTTTCGGCCTCAAAGGTGAAGGCAGCGACAAAAAAACCCAAGAATTTATTAACGGCCAGTGGATCACAATCACTGACAGTTTCATCGACTTTCCGGATCTTCTGTCCTGCGTTATTTACCTAGTCGATCACTGGTACAAAGACTACAAAAACTACAAAGGTTGCAACAACGCCGCTACACGCGAAGAAGCTGCAAAGTGGCTTCACAAGGAGGGTTACGCAACCGACCCAAACTACCCAGGAAAGCTGATCCAGCTCATGGAACAGCACGCAGGAGCTAAACCTGTCGTCCCACCCAATCAAAAGCTACTCAAAGTTCCCTACGAATACCAGCTTGGATCAGATGACGGCCCCCGTGGCTGGCGCCAGTGCTTCAGCTCTAGCTGTGCAATGGTTGCCCGCTACTACGGAAAAGTAAACGGAGACTACGAGTACAACGCTTTGCGTGCCCGCTTCGGCGATACAACCGACCCCAAAGCACAGATCGCCGCCCTCAAAGCATTGGGACTAACCGCCACCTTCGAAATGGACGGCACAGTCGAAGACTTAGAAGCGGAGATAGCCAACGGTCATCCTGTTCCCTGCGGATGGCTACATAAAGGGCCGGTATCAAACCCGAGCGGTACGGGGCATTGGAGCGTTGTTGCTGGTTATACCCCGACTCATTTCATACATCTAGATCCTTTTGGGGAGGCGGATCTGGTCAATGGGGGGTACATCAGCAATAAGGGAGGCGCAAACATCGCTTATTCCCGCAAAAACTGGCTACCGCGCTGGCTCATTGAGGGTAACGACACAGGGTGGTTCTTGCGGATACGCAAGAGATGAAGTAGCCTGCTAAGACCCACGGTGAGCTAATGGCTACGGCTTTTCGTAAATTGCCTGCACAAGAAAAGATTAAACATTACTACGACTATAATAAAGAAACAGGAGAATTTATATTTAAAACCGGCGCACGAAAAGGGAAAGTCGCTGGCTGTAAAAGAACGAGGAGAGGCGGTAAACCGTGGCTTGTTCTTATTTACGTAGAGAACGTCCAGTACCCTGCGCACCGTTTGGCTTGGCGCTGGATGACAGGAGAAGATCCACAACTAAGCATCGACCATATAGATCAAGATCCTTTTAATAACACATGGTCAAATTTACGCCTCGCAGATGACTTTACTCAGGCCAATAACCGTACATACCCAAGCAAACATCTTGGAGTGAATTTTCACAAAGTCACAGGAAAATGGACGGCAAGAATCCAAAGGAATAATGAACGTGTCTACCTTGGACTGTTTGACACTAAACAAGCGGCCATAGTGTATAGAGAAGCTGTGCTGTCAACTTATGAGACCTATTGAGCACACCCCCGAGTCCAGCTTCCACAAGGCAGCCACGGACCAGTGGTTAGTCAGCCTGTTCAACAAACAGGATTATCGCGGCCTCCTCGAAGCTGCCCTTGTCCTGAACACGCTCCACCAGCTGGAACGCACAAAATCGGCCTGGGCTATCCGCGAAGCCGCAGACAACCTGGCCGATCAGTTTGGAATGGACCGCGACTCCGCCTAATTGACGGTGTACTTGC